TTGGTTAAGATATCTATAGCAGAAACACGTTCTACAGTACCATTTCCTAGATAAGTTTCTGCGGTAGTGGCAGCTATTTCTATAGTAATCGTATTGTTTGTAGGGCAAGTATCAACCAAATAAATGCGGTCATTAATAGGATTGGCAGCATTGGTAAAGAGGGCGTTGTTAACATAGATATAACTATTCTCCGAAAGATTATGATTAATGATAGTAAGAGTAGCTATTGTGCCAACTATGACAATATTAGTTATTTGAAGTACCGCGGCATTTCGTGTCTCAGCAGCTTCTATTAATGAAACAAAACCTTCTTGATTTCCAGCAATAATTACTCTTCCCTTAGGCACAGAATAAACATCTTGCCATGTCGAATTATCATCTTGCCATAAACCACTGTCATGCGCCCAATCATTACTATTAGTTGTATTTAAGATATAGCCAAAACAGGTAAAAGAATCTTCATTAAAAGCCCAAGAATGAGTCTTATAGTTATAAACTATGACTCTATCAGGAAATGGATACTCACTGCTTACTGCTTCTGACGGAACAGACCAATAAAGCATTTCTGCTTTATAGTCACGTATACCATGTATACGAATAGAGCCTTCATTAATATTTCCAATAGCGAAAATATCATCAGGTATATCATTATCTATTCTTTGAGCACTATTTCCATCGCAAGCGACAATACCAGCAGCGCCAATGCCTACTGAAGTGTCATCCATAATAATTTCACCAAAAGTAGCTCGTGAACCAAATTCTCGACTTATCTCTTGGAAAATAAATGGTCTACCGTCAAAACCAGTCTGAGCTAATTCCCAAACAGAATGTTCGCATTTAACTATAAGTCTATTTCTAAGACGGGTTACTGAAACTATATCTTCTTTAATAGGTATATCTTCCCAGCCACCTTTACCGGGTATATCTTCACGGAAAGCAAGGTAATTCAATGCACCAGATACTTCAAGAGGACTACCAATTTGAGAAAAACGTACACGATTTGAGTGCACGGTATCAGCAGCACTATCCCACTCTAGTGTATTGAACATTAAAAGACGTCTACCAAAGGGCATGATTATCTTAGCGGAGTTAATCCACTGAGGATTTGCACCACCAAGACCATCTCTGGTATAGGGTGCATAATCAATCCAATTAGCACCATTCCAATACTTAATACCATCAGCTATTGTATAATTTGTGGCAAAGAAAATATTGTCATTAGCATTTGCACCACGAGCATTACATGTCCAGAAGAAATCATGATCAGTACTTTTCCAATACTGAGTGGAGAAGTCACCCGTTAAAACATCCCAACCTGTATTTGCACGTTTATAGGCATAACTTCCATCAAAAGCAATCGAGCCGAAGTCTTCACCATCGTAATGCAATTCACCAAGACCCGTTACCGCTTGCGATGGATAATAATAAACATCGGTTAATGGATAGAGATTAACATTGGTGATATTAAGGGCGCCTGTTGTCGTATTAAAGGTTGCAGGATGAGTGCCTTGAGGTAACCCGTCAGAACGAAGTAAATCTGCTGGTACACCTAATGCTGTAACCGTATAAACTGCTGTGCCTATAGAGAAGATTTGACCTACTGCTGGTGTAACTATTGGTGTATTTGGAGCACTTACTGGAACTGTTTTCGCTGTAAAGTTTCCCGTTACTGCATCAGTTGTACCTATCTTTATTCTTAAACGCGAAGAAAGATGTTCATAACCTAAAGTTGGCGCAGTCTCTGTGGGTACAAAGCGAGAACCGAATCGCTTTCTCAATCTACCTCTAAAGATATAAGCATTATTGAGTTGAGCATATGCATCATCAGCTATAGCAAAAGCCTTAACGCCAGTTTGCAGACCAGATTTCATCGGTCCGACTGAAAATCTGTCGCTCATGGTTAAATACCTATAGCTAAATAGTTAAAGTTTACATTTGGCTCTTTTGTATTCGATGAGGCGGTTGTAAAAGAGACTATGTGCATAGTACAGTTTGGCGCTGCATAGGTATTATTTTCAACATACACGCCACGATTGGTATGAGCTGATGCCTCTGCCGCCAACCCTAATCCAGTATGTTGTCTAGTCAGAATAACTACAGGAACCTGCGTGAATCTTGCCTCAGCAGGAACAGGTGCAGCATTAAGGTTAATATCTATCTCAGCATTTGGCATAGCACCTGTTTGAGCATAGCCCCAACGCAACTTAAGACCACCTGGCAAAATAGCATAATTTAAAGTTGCCTGTACATGATTAAAAACTGTACTTAAAGGAAGTTCATCGGCAATAACATTATCGCGAACAAAATAAGGCTCACTATGAGCATTTACTGTCTTTGTATAGACAGCGGCTTCACCATTTGCTGTTACAGGGGCCGCATGTACTGGCAATGTAACAAAACTATGTTTACCTGTACCTGTATCAGGATCTTCATGATTAAGAGCTAAGAAGGATTGTAGTACGTTAAAGTTATTTCTTATTCTTGGCTGAGACGTATTTTTAGCTTCATTAGCTAACGGTGTATCATTATATGCCATGACTATCTCCAAATCTCATTAAAACCATTTGAATACTGATTCGACATTATATTAGTAGTAGAGCGAAGATCAGTTTGCTGCCTTATTACACGTCTCATGCAAACTATCTCTTGTTTTCTAAAGTCTTCTTTAAGCGCATTTGCTGACTCAAAATCAAACCTGTCACGGTAGATCTTCATAGCTGCACCAAGAGCAATATACTCAGACCAATCATCAAGATCTGGGTGAGTAGTACCATCGGCACCCATAGAACTAGGGCGCATGATAGCACCTATCTGGATCTTATAGACCTTATCAGGCACGGGTCTAAGAATGAGTTGAGTATCATAAAAGAGAATCATCGTAGGTTGTGCTGCTGTATAGGTATAGCAAGATGAAACTACATAAGTAGTAGCCGCAGGAATTTGATTAAAGACAATTGTGTAGTCACCGGTGTCATAATCTATAGTACCCGTACCGTTGCCAGTAAGCTCACCAAGACCTGTTATAGGATCAGTTACGCCAGTATCATAGACTTTAAAAGGCTCACCAAGAAGATTTTGTGCAGCAAAATAGACGGTGTTGCGCAAAATCGCATAGTTAGTTGTAGAACCAGTACTATTGTAGATACTTAATTTACCAGCATACGTATTAGTACCATTTGAGAGTACTTCGTTTGTTGGCGGCGTTAATAAGGGATAGAGTCCATAAAACTCATCACGAGACTGAGAAAAGAAAGCTCTATTACCATTTACAAAGACAGGCTGACGGATAGAAGTATATATGTTCTTAAAATCAAAAAAATCATCACCAACAACAGTGCTATTTCCATAAGTGTCTACACCAGGCTTAGTATAAAATGTAAAGGTTGTCTTTAAGAAGTTGTGCGCTATATTTGCAGGTAAGTCATGGAGCACAAAAGTATCTATATATTCATTTATTTGTGGTGTAGTTATTTGGCTTTCAGATACGGAACGAGTCAACTTACGTATCATCGTTTGTATCTGAGCTAAAGTCGATACGGCTGCCATAAGCATTCCTCTCTTAATGTTTTATACACCAAAAGAGTTTACAGCGAGAGAGTGCCTTTCAAGTAATAAAAAAGCGCACCTAGGAAAAGATGCGCTTAATACCACGAAAAGACTGCTTCTAGGACAATCTCAACTATAAGATAATAGAATTATCAGGAGTTACTAGCCCTTCATACTCTGTCGAAGTACCAATAACCTCAGGCGGTAAGAATTCAAGCGACTCAAAGCTGTAACGACGACGATTTTGCTTCAACTTACGGTATTGTAGCGTTACAGGATCTTGTATCGTCTTTTCTTCTTCTATAAAACCAGTTGTATTCAAATGCTTTGCCACATAAAGAGGCACGGTATACATTTGGCCATCGACCATTTCCCAGTCAGGCTTCGTGTTCTTATACTTCATGAGATCAAACTTAAGTATACCGCCTTTGCATTCCCAGAAATGGAAGATACCACGTACATTTTCTAAGTCTTTAGCCTTTAGGTAAGCTATTTCTCTTTCGGTAAGTTTGCCTTCTTTTTTAGCTTTAGAAAGAATAGCATTTTCACTTAAAGGTTTATCGAGTCCCTCTATAGTAACATTGTTACCAGCCTTAGACGCAAAGTTCGTCTGTGTAGTTGGGGCTTCATAGAGTTCTGGTTTACCTACACTAAGAAGAACTTCTTGCCCAGATACTGACTCTACTGTTTTACGCGTCTTTTTAATTTCTTGATTCTCATTTGTCATTTCTTCATCCCTTTTAAAGAAAGAGAGGGCAGATTTTACTCTACCCTCTCTTTTATAGTTATTGGTTATCGACGACAGCTGATTTACCAGCTCTCCATCTGATAACGTTATTAGCAATACCTGCAGGAAGTGCAGCGCCTGTCTTTAACGTTACACCAATTGCAGATACGTTAGTTTTCGCATCATCAAAAGAGTTAACGTAGACAGCTTCAGCAGCTTCACCAAAAGGAACTACCATTGCTTGGTTGCAAGGAGCAGCGGCAGTTGCTGGGAATACAAACGCCGTAAAACCAACTGAACTAATATCAGTGGTAAACGTATTTGCAGTTACCGCAGTAATTGTTACCGCTTTGTTATTAATCTCGCGCATACCACAGACATCAGGAACCATGATACGTACTTTTTGACCTTCTGTAAGACCATGGTCACGTGAGCATGATACTACAGCAGGATTTGCAGCAGTAATCGCCGTAATAACCACCGTATGAGGAAGGTAAAGATCAGAGTATTGGATCTTTTTGTAGATACCAGTAATTACACCAGTATCAACAATGGCAGGTAAATAACCGACAGTGAAAGATACACCTGGGTTAATTGCTGTTACTTGCCAATCTATACCTTCAAGTTGGTGACCACCAACAGCGGCACCTACAGGAACAATGGTATATAGTCTTACAAGATCGCCAACTGAAAGACCAGCTGTATTAGCTGTTAATACAACACCAGCCGCACTAACATTTGTAATTGCAATAGGAGCAAAAGCAGTAACAATGGACGTATCAGTTAAGATAAAACCAGTTGTTGTTTCTTTTGTTGCCAATGTTTCAAACGTAGCAGCCTTCTTTGAATCAAGATAGAAGTCAGTTGAAGCCATACCACGTTGGAAATAGAAGTGGATAGCACCTGCTGCTGCTGCTGTTTGATTTGTTTCATTCCATACTTCAATCCAGTCAATGTCTGAACGCATCGTAAGGAATTTATCCGTTGCAGTTGCGCCTTGAGTAAACGAACCACAATAGCCGTTATAGTTTTCCATGATGTCTCCTTACGCCAATGTGCATTTTAAGAGTGCTACCCATTGGTCATTCAAAATGGCACTTGCGTGACGCATCTTAAATCCGAGTGTAGAGAACAGAGCAAGAGCACCATTAAGGTGAGCAGGACGATATACAAATTGACTTGCATAGCCAGCTAACTTAACAGAAGCATAAGACTCTTGTGCTACAAATGGGATTGTGTACATATCGACACCAACACCAGCGCCGTTAATTTCTTTAGCAGCCACTGACGATACCAAGAATCTGGCATTCGCAACGGTACCCCATTCCGAATACTTACTTTCATTCTTTGACGAAGGATAAGCGTTCTTCGAAAGGAAGCCCTCTACTTGGCCAAGACCACGTGAACCACAAAGATCAGTGTGGGCAAAAGCAAAGTAAGCATCACGAACTGGAGCTGTTGCAAACATGTCTGCACCGGGCATACCCTCAGAAATCATCATACCGTTGTTACCAAGAAGTAAGGTTGTTACTTCATCAATATCAATACGGTTGAGTTCTGTTGCAGGGAAACGACCGTTACCACCGTTTGTGCAGAAGATAGTTGTTGCAGAGGAAAGCAGACATTTCTTAACGAGTTCATCTTCGGTTTTACGAAGAGCATCGCCAAGACGCTTTGCAGCGTTGTTCATAACAGGATCGCTATTGGTTAATGTGACTGACTCGTGTATACGAAGCCACATACCATACAATTGCGGCTCTGCATCGATATCTACGCCAGTA